ATATATACTGGACTATCGCAGTTGTAAGTATTTGTTTTCTTACATTAACAAATACAGACTGGCAACTAATCGGAGGAGTATCAACATCTAGTTTGTTGTTAATACAAGGACTTTTTGATAAAGAGTTCAGCAAAAAATATTTTGAATAGGAGTTAAAGATGAAACAACATTATGATTACTTCACACCCATTATTGAGTGGGCTGAGGAAAAAGGGATATTAACACATGGTAGATTAAGAAAACAACTACTAAAATCTACAGAAGAATGCACAGAACTTCAACGAGCGATTGAGAGCTACGAAAACGGAGATAAAGAAGCGATACACGAGATTGAAGACGCAATCGGAGATATATATGTGACGTTAGTAATCTCAACGCACATGAGATTTAAAAACGCTTATCTATTATTTAAAATGATTAAAACTAGAAACGAGAAATTCCCGTTTGAATGTGATGTCGACTTCTACATTGATGAGTTAAAAGAGTTAGACACAACGCTATATAAATTATATACAGCTGAGATGACAAAAACAGCCGATTTATTCATATTCAAATATGTAGACTTTCTAAATCACATTGCTAACGACTATAATTTGAAACTCGTTGATTGCATAAACACAGCTTACACTACTATCTCAAAAAGAAGCGGTAAGATGATTGACGGTACATTTGTAAAAGATAAATAAGGAGGAATAATAAATGAAAGATAAAATAAACCCAGAACATTATACAACTAACGGTATTGAGTTCATAGACTTGATTCAAAACGGTGTAGACGACTTCGGAAGTTATTGTCAGGGAAATATTTTAAAATACTCATACCGAGCTAACAAAAAGCACGACACACCGAACACGGATATTGAAAAAACTATAAGATACTGTGAGTTTTGGTTAAATCACTTAGACGGCAAAAAGGCTAGTGATCCACGAAAAAAAGAAAGTTTAGCTACGTTCGACAAACTAAATGAATTACTTTCTGACCAGGAAATAGATTTTTTAAAAGATAAAAAAATAGTTCATATCAGAGTCGGAAGTGATAATTTAAAAATCGACGAAGAGGACGCAAAGAATGTAATTAATCTGTTAGGGCGTGCGATATATGAAGACTAAATTATCTGAGAAACTAACAGAGCTGAGAGAATTGTCAAATAGACTAGATGAAGCGAAAGACTCACTAGACTTTAACAAAGAAGAAAAGAAACTAATTAAAGAAATTGTTGATATTCTCGACAATAAAGTCTATGAATGGGAAGAGATAAAGAAAGAAGAGGGATATTAATATATGGTAAAACAACAAACAAATTCAGTTATGAAAAAAATTCAACAAGCTCGTATAGAGTGGTTGAAAGAGCCTAGAAAGAAAAGTAAATATAATAACTTTCAAAAGTACAACTATTTCGTGTTAAAAGATATTTTACCACCGGTAAATAAAATATTTAACGAACTGAAATTATACAGTCACTACAATTTATATAAGGATCATGCAGCGTTAGTAATTACTGATACTGAGACTGGAGACTCAATTAAATATAAATTGCCAGTACAACAAATCGAAAACCCGACAATGCAACAAATCGGAAGTATTAACACTTATGCTAAAAGATACTTATATATGAACGCTCTCGAAATTGAAGAAGAAGAAGACGGGATTGATAGCACGGATCAAGAAGAAGTAAAAAAAGAAACTAAAGAGGAGTTAGTTAAAAAAATCTCTGAAGCATTAGGAGAGAAGAAACTGGCTACATGGTTGAAAAATGCTAAAAAAGAGAAAATAGAAGACTTTACAGAAGAGGAGTTAAATAAAGTATGGACGAATTACTCAAAAAATACCAAGAAATAAAACTAGAAATGAAGCTGTTAGAAGCTGAAATAAAAGAAGAATTTTTAAAACTTAATACAGAAAAATATGAAAGTGGCGATTTTAAAGTCGCTAAAAAGAAACCATATATCAGACAGTCGTTTGACTCTAAGAAATTTAAGGAAGACAACCCGATATTGTATATGGAGTATATCAAAGAAACGGAAGTAAAAGAGAGTGTCGCTATTTCAGTATGATGACTTAACACACACATATACTTACATGGGGAAAGTAATTCCCTCAGTAACACAATGTATTAAGTTAATACTTGGCGACCGTTACGGAGATGTGCCAAGAAGTGTATTAAAAAAAGCTGCTATATACGGTACTAGAGTTCATAAAATATTAGAAGACTTAGAAGACGGGATAGAATACAGAGACTTAAATATATATGAACGAAACGCAGTTAATCAGTATAAGAAAATAAAAGATTTTAAAACACTTAAAAAAGAAATCTTTGTTAACTATAAAACCACATATTGTGGCAGAGTTGACGGAATAGGCGAGAATATCATTTACGATATTAAAACAACGTCTAAGCTCGATATAGACTACATAAGCTTACAGTTATCACTATACTTACTAGCTTACGACGAGGAGAATTACTCGAATTACACAGGTTATGTGTTGTGGCTGCCGAAACGTGATGTAGGAAAAAAAATTGAGATACCGCTCAAGACTAAAGAGGAAATACTCGACATTGTGGAGTTGATAGAATGTTTATTTTAAGAGATTATCAAAAAAAAATAATTAAAGATACATTTCAAGCTTTACATAAATATAACGCTCCGTGTGTAGTTGCACCTTGTGGATCTGGTAAGAGTGTTGTAATTGCTACGATAATTAAAATGTTTACAGATAGAAAAGCTAATGTGTTGTTTTTAGTACACGTAAAAGAATTACAAGAGCAAATACGTAATACACTTACAGCCGCTGGAGTTAATCTCGACTATGTTAATGTAGCTATGGTACAAACACAAGTTAGGAGAACGGCTGACACTACTGATTATAAATTAATTGTAACTGACGAAAATCATCACAGTTTAGCTAACAGTTACGTTAAAATCTATGAGCGTTACTCAAAAGCAAAACGTATAGGATTTACAGCAACGCCAATAAGATTAAACGGTGGAGGCCTTGGAGATGTTAACGACATTCTCATTGAGAGTGTTAGCGTTAAATGGTTGATAGAAAATAAATTCTTAGCACCGTTTAAATATCTCGCTCCGTCGGTAATTGATAGCGAAAAGTTAAGGATCTCTAAGGGCGATTACTCGAATAAGAGTATTGACGGAAGCTTTAAAAAATCAATCTTAGGAGATGTGAAAAAAATATACGACAAGTATTTGAGCGGTTGTAAAACAATAGTTTACTGCCACAGTATAGAACACTCTGAAATTGTAGCTGAGACATTGGGCGGTGTGACATTACACAGTAAGATTGATAAAAACCAACGAGATAAAATTATAAATGATTTTAGAACAGGAAAAAATAAAGTCTTATGTAATGTCATGGTACTTGGAGAAGGCTTCGACGTACCAGATTGTGACGCTGTGATACTGTTAAGACCGACAAAATCATTATCGCTGTTTATTCAACAGAGTATGAGATGTATGAGATATAAACCGAATAAGCAAGCAATCATAATAGACATGGTTGAAAATTACAAAGAACACGGTTTGCCAGACACACCGAGAACGTGGAGTCTTGAGAGTAAACCGAAATCAAATACATCAACAGTAAGGTCGCAAATGTGTATCAACTGTTTATCGGTATCCGAAACGATTAAAAACCCTTGTCAGTATTGTGGTTATGTGAAAGAAGTAAAAGAGAACAAACTCAACGTAATAGATGAGGACTTTGAATACAAAGACATAACAAAAATTAAACTGGAATATGTTCCAGAACTTTCAGAAGTTAAAAACATACAGGATCTAAAAAAAATACAGAAAGCTAAAAATTATAAACCGGGTTGGGTTTATCATCAAGCTAAAATAAGAAAATTTTTATAATATAAAGGAGATAATAACATGGCAATTAAAATGGAATACAAAACAGGATTTACAGTAACACCAGAGGGAGTTTACACAGTTTTACTAGATGACATCTCAATTTTAACAGCTAAAAACGGGAATGAGTATTTAGCACTTAGATTACAAGTACAAGACAACCCGAATGTTAACACAATTAGAATGTCTTACTGGCAAAACGACGAAGGTGATTATAGATTGTTCGACTTAATGAATATAGCTCGAGCGTTTGGAATACCAGAGGACACAGAGTACCAAAGCTATGACGAGTTTTTCGCAGCACTTTCAGAATTTTCAGAGACACCATTTTCAGTAAGAGTAGAGCATTACACAAGCCCTAACACAGGTAAAGTTAGTATTAACTTACGAGACATTAAAGCTGTTGACGATATGGAAAACTTAGTCAACCCGTTCATTTAAGGAGTGATTAAATGATACCTACAGAGTTACAGAACTTAAAGCAATGGTGTTGCTATAAGTTAGTTGAGCAGAAAAACACAGATAAACTGAGTAAGCTGCCAATCAACCCAGAAACTAAAAAGGGTGCCAAGAGTAATGATCCTAGCACATGGGTTGATTACGACACGGCTCTACTATATGCCGACGAGTATGACGGGGTGGGGTTTTTCTTCACACCCCCATACGTTGGAGTTGATATCGATAGTGTAAATTTAGAAAAAATCGATACTAAAACACTTGAGATTATTAACACATTAGATAGTTACACGGAAATATCTGTGAGTGGTAAGGGTCTACATATTATAGTTCGTGGATCTATACCGGGTGGCGTTTGTAGAAAAGGAACACTTGAAATGTACCAAGAGGCGAGATTTTTCGCTATGACAGGAAACATATTGAGAGGGTGTCCAGATGAAGTTTACGACAGACAACAAGAGCTAGAAAAGATTTATAAAAAGTATATGGAGCAACCGAAAATCATTGTTGATTACGGTATTCAAGATAAGCGAATTGTTAATTTAAATGATTTGTTAAAAGTTAAAAACGAGAAGTTCAGAAAGTTATTCAGCGGTCAATTTGAAGAGTATCCGAGCCAGTCAGAAGCTGACCTAGCATTTTGTTCAATGGTTGCATATTTTACAGACGGAAACGCTGAGTTAATGGATAAGGCAGTAAGAGAAAGTCAATTATATCGTGATAAGTGGGATAAGAAACACGGTGCTGACACTTACGGAAACTTAACTATAAAGAAAGCGTTAGACGGATACACAAGACGTGACTTTCTACCAGAGCTGTATATGGATAAGTATTATCCGTATGACGATACTGGTAATGCTGATAGATTCACAGATATTTTTAAAGACAGAGTACTTTATTCATATACAAATAAAGGTTGGTACATTTACGACGGTAAACGTTGGTTGTTTGATACGTTAGGACGAATTAACGACTATTTCGAGCAAAGCATTGAGGTTATGAAAAAACAAGGTATGACGACAAATGTTCCAATGCTTGAAAATGAAACAAGCGAAGATTATCAAAAACGCTTGAAAGCTATAAGAACTGCTTACGAAAAACATTTAACTTACTCACGAAGTAACAGAGGAACAGTCGCAGGGGTTAAACAATCTATGCACAAAAACTCAGTAGACATTAGTGAGTTTGACGGAAATGATATGTTAATTAATTTAGAAAATTCAGTTTATGATATGGTAAGTGGAATTAACATACCACATGACGCTACACTTAAATTTACTAAGAAAGCTAACGTCAGTTATGACGAAAGTAAAAAGTGTCCTCGCTGGGAACAGTTTTTAAGAGAGATTTTCAATGATGATAAGGATCTTATTAAATGGATTCAAAAAGCGTTAGGGTACTCGTTAACTGGTAAGACTTCAGAACAGGTAATGTTTATACTAAACGGTAACGGTAGAAATGGTAAGTCAGTATTTTTAGACGTAGTCAGTCACATATTCGGAGATTACAGAACTAACATTCAACCAGACTCATTAATGGTTAAAAACAGTCAAGGTGCAAATAGTGATATAGCTCGACTTAAAGGAGCTAGATTTGTCACAACGGTTGAGTCAAATGACGGAATGAGATTTAACGAAGGACTAGTTAAACAGCTTACAGGTGGAGACACGGTTACAGCTCGATTTTTACACGCTAATGAGTTTGAGTTTACACCTAAGTTTAAAGTTTGGATGGCGACAAACCACAGACCTATTATTCGAGGAACAGACAAAGGTATCTGGCGACGTATTCGATTAATACCTTTCGAAAGAGAGTTCACAGAAGAAGAAGTAGACCTTGACTTAACATCTAAACTGTTAGCTGAGAGCGACGGTATTTTACAATGGATGCTTAAAGGTCTTGAGATGTGGCAAAAAGAACGACTAGGTATGTGTGAAAAAATACTTATGGCAAACAAAGAGTATCGTCAAGAAATGGACGTTGTGAGTACGTTCATTGAGGAATGTGTAAACAATAGTTTAGGTAAAGAGGTTAAAGCTTCAGAGCTTTATCAACATTATAAGAACTACTGCTTACAAAATGGTTTCTTTGTTCTAACATCTACTAAGTTTGGTAGAGAGTTAGATAATAAAGGTTATATTAAAACCCATAAGAGAACTGGTAAATATTACCAAAATATAAGTATGAAATTTTATGTGTGACGAGTGTGACGAGTTTAAGGGTGTTTTATATTTTCTCTATATAGGAAAATAAAAAAAACATATATATAAAATAATAGGAAACGGGCGATAACTAGTCACACCCGTCACACATTTAAAAAATGAGGTGGTTTTTTGAAAGAAACAGACATACAAAACACGATTAGAAATGGAGTTAATGATATTGCTGTGTTATTTAGAATTAATGTCGGGAGCTTTAAAGTTGGAGACAGAATAATTTCAACAGGAGTTCCGAAAGGTTTTCCCGACTTATTCGGATTTAGGAGAAAAGACGGTAAAGCTGTGTTTTTAGAAATAAAGACACCGACAGGAAAACTTAGAACAGAACAGAAAGTTTTTAAAGAAGCTCTAAAAAAACAAAATGTGATATATGGTGTCGCAAGAAGTTTAGAAGAGGCACGCAAAATAATAGGTGAATAAGCGTTCTGTTTTGTAAATGTACCAGAAATACTTTGAAACGTCTTAGAGGGGTAAAATTTTAGCAAATAGAGGTGTTTTAAAATATGAGCAAGAAAGTTAAAAAAGATTTGTTCGGTTTAACGAAGAAAAATAAATTCACACTAGAAGATATTCACAAGCAACGAATGGAAGCAAGAGCGG